ATGCGATTGGCTATGCAGAAGGTATCGCTCCAAAGACCGAGATCAACTACATCCCAGAGAAGACCAGCTATCTTGTCAATGCCCTGTTTAGCGCAGGCGCAATTGCCATCGATAGTGAAGGTATTGTGAAAATTACCGCACGCGACACAGCGGCTGCGGCTTAATAGGAGGGTCGCAAAATGGCTTTTTCTAGCACTGGTCTTGTGACCGTTTGCGCTTCCAAATCTGGAAACGCGCCCAACATGTATCTGTATAAGACAACAGATACTCAAGCCACGGTTAACACTGTGAGCTACTTTGACAGCATTGCATCGCTGTTAAATGTGGGTGACATTATTTTTGTCTATGACGCTACTACGCCAAGTTTGGTGTTGACTTATGTCAATGCTGTATCCTCGGCTGGTGTGGTTGACATTGCTGACGGAACTACCGTGAGCGCAACTGACACCGACTAATCGGTGTTGAGTCAACTGGGCCATCTTCTGGGGATTCTCGGAGGATGGCCTTTCTTACATTGAGGGGTTCAAATGGCTGCTGGTGACACTGGTGTTTCGATCTGCTCTGATGCCCTCCTCCTGATCGGGGCAAAGGCAATATCGTCTTTCAATGACGGCACAGACGAGTCGAGTGTTTGCGACCGCCTGTATCCCGACATCCGTGATTCCACCCTGGTCATGTACCCGTGGACATTTGGCATGAAGAAGGTGCAGCTTGCGAAGCTGATCACCACCCCAAACAGCGTATGGCTGTACGAATATCAACTGCCGGGTGACCGACTCGCCAGCCCCCGCGCCGTCTATGAGACCGCGCAGCCAGGCGCTCGCCCACGGCAGGATTGGGAGATCCAGGGCGACAAGCTCCTGACGAATCAGCCCGAAGTCTTCATTGACTACCAATACAGCGTGCCAGAGTTTGCGATGCCGCAATACTTTGTGCAATTGCTCAAATATATGGTTGCATGGCACATTGCCGAGACCGTGACCGAGCAGCAAGACAAGGCCAACAAGTGGCAGCGCGTGGCCACAGGCGACATCAGCGAGAATGGCCGTGGCGGCTACTTCCGCACTGCTGCCCAGATTGATGGCCAGAACAATCCCGTGCGAGTCATTGAAGACTACAGCCTGATTGCAGTGAGGAACTGATGCCCCGTTTTGTCGAGTTCACCACCAACTTTGCAACCGGCGAGCTTGACCCGCTGCTGCGTGCGCGGGTAGACCTGGCTGCGTACAACAACGCCTTGGCCAAAGCCACCAATGTGCTGATCCAGCCCCAAGGTGGGCTGCGCCGCAGGCCAGGCACCAAGCATGTGTTTGAGCTGCCAAACAGCAGCACCCCAAGCGCTGGCAATGGCGTGCGGTTGGTGTCTTTCCAGTTCTCAGTCACTGACAGCTACATGTTGTGCTTTACCCACAACCGCATGCATGTCATCAAAAATGGCGTGGTGCAGGCCAACATCAATGGCACCGGCAACAGCTACTTGACCACCACAATTGGCAGCGACATTGTTGACGATATGTGCTGGACTCAGTCTGCCGATACATTGATCGTGGTGCATCCTGACTTACAGCCTGTGCGAATCACCAGGACAAGTGATACAGCATGGCAAGTTGCATCTATCAATTTTGATTCAATACCAAAATATGCTTTTGAACTTGATACACACATTCGCACAACAAGTACATTGGCGTTGACGGCTGTTTCTGGAAATGTGGAGTTAACTGCTACAAACACCAACCATACTACCGGCACGGCGCAGGCGGCGACTTCCAGTACTATTACTTTAAAGTCGGCATCAAGTTCTGTCGATGATATTTATGTTGGCATGTTTATTGAAATCACATCTGGAACTGGTGTTGGACAGACACGCTTATGCGAAGACTACGACGGCACAACCAAGGTTTTGACAGTTCATCCTGCTTGGGTGACAACACCAAACAGCGCCAGCCAATATGAAATTTCATCTTTTAAGGCGGCGGCGGTAAACCAATATATAAATGCGCAGCCTCAAGGGCGTGCCCGAATTGTTGAAGTGTTGACAGACACTAAAATTAGGGCTGTTGTTGAATACCCGTTTTTTTCAACTTCTACCATTGATCAGGGCAAATGGGAAATTGAACATGGTTATGAAGATGTCTGGTCGAGCACCAAGGGCTGGCCACGCACAGTAACTTTCCACGAAGGCAGGCTCTACTTTGGCGGCAGCAAGTCTCGGCCATCCACAATCTGGGGCTCAAAGATCGGCCTGTTCTTTGACTTTGTGCCGAGCGAGTCGCTGGATGATGATGCGGTCGAGGCCACGCTGGATACCAACGACCTGAATGTCATCACTGACATCATCTCTGGGCGTGACTTCCAAGTGTTCAGCACGGGCGGCGAGTTCTTCATTCCGCAAGCTGGATCTGATCCGGTCACGCCGCTGACCTTCACATTCAAGAATGTGAGTCGCAATGGCATCAAGCCTGGCACCCGGGTGCAGTCGGTGGACTCTGGCTCAATCTACATTCAGCGCCAGGGCAAGTCGCTCAACGAGTTCATCTTTAACGACACTCAGTTGACCTACATCACCCAGCGCATCTCGCTGCTGTCCGGGCACTTGCTCAAGGGGCCGCAGAGGGTCGCCCTGCGCAAGGCATCCAGCACTGAAGAGGCTGATCTGTTGCTGATGACCAACACCGATGACGGCAGCATTGCAGCCTTCAGCATCATGCGCAGCCAGCAAGTAACCAGCCCCAGCGAGTTCACCACCGATGGCCGGTTCATTGATGTGGGCGTGGATGTTAATACGATCTATGCGGTGACCAAGCGAACATTCAACAGCGTTGACAGGTACTTCATTGAAATGTTTGGCTACGAGTACTTCACCGACTGTGCGTTTGTTGGTGCCTCTGCTGGGGGTGTTGGAAGTGGCCTGCCCCACATTGGCAAGTCGCTCAATGTAATTTGTGATGGCTCACCTCAAGGCAATGAAACTGTGAGCGGCGGCGGCGCTGTAACCTTTGATCGGGAAAGCACCACCAGCTTTGAGGTCGGCCTGCCCATCAGCGTGTTTGTCAAGACCATGCCTGCCGAGGTCAAGCTACAGACCGGCAGCAGGGTGTCGTTCAAGAAGCGCATTGTCGAGATCAGCGCTGTGGTCAATGAGACCCAGAACCTGATCATCAACAACCAGCCGGTGGCTTTCCGCTTGTTTGACAACCCACTGCTTGATGATCCCGTGCCAGAGTTCACCGGAATTAAGCGCGTTAATGGCGTGCTTGGCTACAGCCGCGAGCAGTCTATTGAGCTGTCCCAAGATCTGCCGCTCAAGATGAATTTGCTCGGCCTCGACTATCGCGTGGCTGTTTTCTCAGGGACATAAGACATGGCAACAACACCAGCAGCAAATCCGTATGCAGGCCAGATGGCGGGTGCGGCAGGCCTCATTGGTGCCTACGGCGCAGCCGAGGCTCAAAAGGCTGCGGCAATAAACCAGCAGACAAGCTACCTCCTACAGGCACGCGACACGCTGATGGTGGCCGAGGTGCGTGCCGACATGAGCGAGCAGTACGCCACCATCCAAGCTGGCCGCACGGTCAAGAAGGCTGAAATTGAGGCGCAGAACTACCAGATCGCTGGCAACACCCTGCTCAAGAACATGCGTGCCACCAACGCCTCTATGCGAGCTCGGGCTGCTGCCAGTGGCGTGGTGGTGGGCGAGGGCTCTGTGGCTGCTGTGCAGCGCGAGAATGTGGCCGCAACAATGCGCGATGTTGGGATCTCCGACCTTAACGCCCTGACCGCGAGGGTATTGGGCTTTGAGGATGCCAGCGCCATGCTGCAATCAACCGACTACCAGAACATGCTCAACCTGTACAGCGCACGCAGCCAGGCTGGCCAACTTGATTTTGCTGGAGCTTCTGCTCGCAGGACGGGTGGCATCTTGGCCAATGCAACCTTGCTCAAGGGTGCCACTGATTACTTGAAAGTGACATAAGCATGGCCACCCAACGAATCGAATCAGGTCAGATGCAAATTCGCTCGGTCGGCAGCGTGCCCATGGTGCAGGCCCAGCAGCAGTCGGTGGACTACATTGGCCCACGGGTGGCGGCTCAAGGTGCTGGCCAGCTTGCCCAGGTTCTCGACCGCATGAGCGCAAGTGCATTCCAGATGGCAGGCACCCTGCGCCAGCAAGAAGGCTTGCAATATGTTGCAAGCAACCCGCCTTCAGCCGAACAGCTTGAGGCTGCAAAAAACGGGGTGACGATTGGCCTTGGCGGTCGGGGTGAAACATCTTCAATTGGCAGCACCGGCTCGCTCAACTTCTTTGATCAGGCCGTGGCCAAGGCTCGCAGCTTGGAGCTGTCAAGCCATTTTGAAATTGAAGGCCGCAACGAGCTCAACAAATTGTTGGTTGGTGTAGAAAACGGCAGCGTCACATCAGAGCAGGTCGGCGCCAAGATTAAAGCCATGTCAGACGGCTTCTTTCCTAAAGCGCTGGCAAACAGTGACCCAGAAGCCTCAATTAAGTTTCGCGCCACCATGGCCACGCACGGCAACACTGTGCTCAATGCCGCCTACAAGGCCGAGCTAGAAAGAGCCAAAAACCAACGCATTGCCAAGTTTGACGCTGACTTTGACAACAGTATTAGATTGCTGGAAGAAACGGTATCGCAAGGCAGCTTTACAGACTCAACCGGCCAGGTGCGTTCTGTTGACGAGCTCGCGGATGTGTTCCGCAAGAATGTGCTGACTCAATCCCTGCTGCTTGGCGACAAGGCTTTGCAGACCGGCTACAGCACTAAGTTTGAGGTGGCACTGCGCACAGCAAAGATCAACGCTGTAACCAAGGCGCTAATGTCTGATGCCAACATGGCTGACCCAGAGAAGACGCTGGCCAAGCTAAAGGCTGGCGACCTGGGCAACATGAGCCCGGTGCTGCAATCCATGATCACCAATGACTTTGAGTCGGTGGCCAAGGTGACTGCCAACTTCATGGTGGCCGTCAATCAGCGCAAGTCGATCAAGGATGCCAAGATAGCAGATGACAAGCGAGTTGCCGAGGGTCAAGCCATTAACCTGTTGGAGCAGATCTTTCCGCTGGCAGAGAACAGCTCCGAGCGCAAGGCGCTGATTAAACAGCTACTCGCTTTGCCAGAGGGCTCGGTGTCGGTTGGCATCCTCAAGGATGTGCTGGAGCCAAAGCCAGTGAAAGAAGCTGAGTCCAACCAGGGCATTCTTTTTAATCTGATTGATGGCATCTACAACAACACCATCACTGACTCATCCCAGATCAAGGCATTGGTTGGCAAAGGCATCACCGGCAAAGATGCTGTATCAGTTCTCAAGCTGCTACAAAGCGACAACAAGAGCGACAGCTCTCAGCTTGAGCGCGGCATCTCCCAGCTTGCTGGCATCCCAGTAATTGCTGGTAGCGTAGTGGTTCTTGACCCCAAGGGCGAGGAGTTCAAGCGCCGCAAAGAATTGCAAGCCGAGGCATTTCAGATTCAGTCAGCGGCTGCACTTGACAACAAGACCTTGACACCGCGCCAGATCTTGACCCAGCTTGAAGACAACATTGTCAAGCGCCGAAACAGCGAAGATGCCAAGGCCGCACAGAAGTCGCTGGCTGAGTTTGCCAAAGGCGCAGACGGCAAGTACAAATCAGGCCGTGATTGGATTACAGGGCCGGTAACGGAAGAAAATCTGCCTGCCCTGCGTCAAAAGGCTGGCAATGATCCCGCCAAGATGCGACAAATTAATGAGCTTGAGAAGCTGCTCAAGAGAGCTCGAGGAAACTAAGCATGGCCTACAGCCCCATTGAGAACAAGTACCTGTCAGCATTGACCGCCATGCAATTCCCGGATGAGCCGGTTGAGGTGGCCATGCCAGAGCAAACAGCCCCAGGCAGACAGCCTGGTGATGTTCTGCTGGCCGAGGCTGGCATTTCTCGGGGAATGCCCGAGCAGGCCTACACCGGAAGGTATCCAGACACCATCAAGGCTATCGAGCCAACTGTAAGGCAACGATTGGCTGACTTCTTGCAGTCTAAATTTGTAGACTTGGGCATGGATCAATACAAAGCTCGCAAGAATGCGCAAACATTGATTGGTGGCCCTAGCAGCAATTTGCCTTTAGATATTGGTCTTGCAGACTTTGCGCCATATTTGGGCACAACAATGCAGATGGAAGAGTCTGGACAAATGCTTGGCGATGCTGTGAGTTCAGCCAAGCGCGGAGATTATGGGACGGCTGCGCTGCAAACCGGCGGTGCTGCACTTGGTCTGGTGCCGGGAACACTAAGCACAATAAAAGCAACAAAGCAGCTTGCCCCCAAGGCTGCTGAAATGATGCTCAACATAGCGGAGAAAGGTGGCATGCCAGTGCGGATGGGCGCTGTGCCGCTTGAGCGTTATGGTCAAATGACCATGAACTCATCTGCCATGGTTGACAATGGCGCAGCAAAATTAAGTGAAAAAGTCACTGCCGAAAAGAACTTGCAGTTGTTGCCAGAATATCGAGTCAAGGTAACCGGCTCATACACGCCAGATGGCAAAGGCCAAAACATTGTCAATGATGTCAACCCCGGCAACTATCAAGATGTTTCTACACGGTTGGATGATTTGGCGACAGCATTCCCTGACCCGTTAAAGTCAAATGAATCATTTGCCACCATGATGGCCAATGTCTACAACTCCAATGAAGTTCCGATCCCGCCAAGCTGGTTGATCAGCAATGTCAACGATATGAAAAAATGGTCAAGCTGGTTTGGCTCTATGAGCAAAAACCAGATTGATGAAGCTGATCGTGGCTTTGCAGTGGTAGATAAATTCCGCAACATCTATCAAAACGGAACAGCCAAAGCAGACACAACCGGTACCCTGATGTTCTGGGCCATGCTTTCGCGCAGGGCATCTGCCTACCCGCATGAGTCTGGCTTTCTTGATCTTGCCGAGGCTATGCAGCCGCTTATCCAAAAGGCCGTGCGCGGCGAGTACACGCAGGCTGACATTGACACTGGTTTAAAAATGATCGGTCAAACGATTCCTGCTGGCAGTCCCGGCAATATGGTGACCAGCAACGCCAATGATTTCTTGCGAACATTCTTGCCCAAGATGAGCGAGAAATTGCCTGATGGCCGCACCAAGTTACAGGCACTGCACGATATGGTTGCCGATCCACAGATGACAGGGCCACAGATCAGACGCGATTTCTATAGCTTGGCCGAAGGTGTTGGCATCAAGAATAAGGTGCTGTCCTTTGCCTTGTTGGTGTCTGGCCGTGAAGATGTCATGGTGTTAGATCGTATTCAGATCAACCGCCTGTTTGCTGGCGGCGACAAGATTTATGACAATGTGGCTCATCTGTTTGATGGAGGCCCAGGCCTTGCCACATACGAGGCGCTAGAGCGATCTTTGGCTTTGCGCGTACAGGATCTATACAAGGAGGTTGGCCGAGCTGACAAGGCCAGCATTGGGCGCTACCACTGGGAGAGCTGGGTGTTATCGTCTGGCCAAGAGGTTGCTCACCCAACCCTTGAAACAATTGTCAAAAAGGCAGAAGGTGCCAATTTGCCTTTTGCCAATGTTCCGGTTAAAGAGGGCCGCACGCATGAGCGTGGCTTTGGCATCACCTATGAGCGCACGCCAGAAGGCGGCAACAGGTTTGTCTACGAGACGGCAGGCGGCGACAAAGTGGCCATGACCAAAAATGATTTGGATGAAATGTTCAAGCATGTCATGGAAAAGAAAAATGGGGTAATACCTGATGACTTTCCTGGTGTAAAATTCTTCAGCAAAGACACATTACCAGACGGTACGCCAAACGAATATTTTGGCAAAGCGTGGTACACATGGCCAGGAGTAAATCGTGAACTCATTGATGATTTCGCCGCCGCAATCGGCACCAACATCCCAGACTCAGGATCCGCTGGCGCTGTTCCGCGAGCTGTCCAAGGTGGTGCTGCCAATAGACCCCAGCGAACCGGAAGACCTACCCAAGCAGGACAGCAGCCAGGCGTAAATCAAGGCAGTGCGATTTCTGCCAAAGGAGCTAAGTGATGGCCATTGAGCAGAAACCCCTTGAGCAGCGCCTTGGCCAGATCCTGCCGAGTGCTGCGCCCAGCACGCCTGCCGAGGACATCCCTTTAGAGCCCATGCCTGGGGCCGTTCAAGCCGACACAACTCAGATGCCCGAGGTTGCTGAGATCGGCACCCCGTCCATGGAGGAGGGTGTCCAAGTCGCAGGCCCGATGGACGCTGCTCTGCGCAAGCTGATCACCCGGCAAGCCACCAAGGCCGAGCGCAACCTGGTGCCCGAGGCTGCGCGTGCTTTGCCCGGCGAGCTGCCTGATGCTGCCAAGGCTAGCCGCTTTAAGCTGATCCCCGAGGCTGACCAGCCGTTGACAGAGGCCGTTGAGCGAGCTGTCACCCGCAGGCAGACCTTTGGCATCACCGAGGGTAAACCCGGCGGCACGCCTGATGAGCCGTTCAACCTGTCCCGCTACCAGACCGAGGATGCCGCTGCCATTGTGGGCGGCGTGGCCGATGCGCTGAATATCCGCACCAAGGCGGTCACCTTCCAAGAGATCAAGGACAAGGCTGCTGAGTCGGGCATTGGCGAGGCCTTCCTGTCGCGCCTGATCGGCACTGACGGCAAGATGATGGCCAACGCTGTCGAGACCTACAAAGCGCTGGAGGTGCTGGAGTCCAGCGCCAACGAACTCGACAAGTTGTTCAAAATGGTCAACAGCGGCACGGCCACCGATGTGGACAAGCTCAAGCTGCGCCAGCAGATCGCCTTCCACGGCCTGATCCAGCGCGGTGTCAAGGGCATCCAGACCGAGACAGCTCGGTCGCTGGCTGTGTTCCGCATCCCCCGCGATGGCAATGCTGCTATCGTGCGCCAGGTGATTGATGAGTACGGTGGTGACGCTGCCCTGTCTGACTTGGCCAAGTCCTACCTGACGCTGGAGTCGCGTGCCGCTCAGAATGCTCTGGTTGAGAAGTCGATGATGTCGAGCGTGAAAGATGTGTGGTTCACCACCTACATCAATGGGCTGCTGTCTAGCGGCGTGTCGCATGCCAAGAACATTGTCGGCAACAGTACGATGGGCTTGTATCAAATGCCCGAGCGTTTGGTGGCCTCAATGTATTCGAACTTCTTGCCGAAGGCTGTGCGCGAAGGACGGATGCCCAACCTTGTTACCAAATGGGGAGATTTACTTCCAGGATCCGCGCAAGACAAAATTGCTTACGATGAAGCGCTGACCATGATGCAGTCGCTGCGCAATGGAGTCCTTGAAGGTTTGGAATTGGCAAGCACTGCCTTTAAGAAAAATCAGCCCAGCGACTTGATGAGCAAGGTTGAGGCCCAGCGCGGCAATACTGTCCCAGCAATCAGTTCTGCTGGCTTTGGTATTGAGCAGGACAAATGGTTTGCCAAGGCCATTGACTACTATGGCACAGCAGTTACGCTGCCAGGCAGAGCTCTCATGGCAGAGGATGAATTTTTTAAAGGTACGCTGTATCGGATGGAGCTCAACACTCTGATCATTCGGCGCAGCAAGACGGTCTACCGCGAATCGATAGAAGCTGGCGTTCCCGAAGCTGATGCTCTGGCAAAGATGGAGGCCGAAGCCATCAGCCTGTATCAAAACCCACCACGCGACCTAGATGAAGCTGCCTCCCTTTTTGCTCAAAAAGGAACCTTTACCGCTGAATTGCCACCGGTCTTGAAGGGGCTGCAAAAAGTCTTCAACAATCCAATTATGAAAGTGGTTCAACCTTTCTTTAAAACACCAGCCAACATTGGTTTGCAACTTGTTGAGCGCACCCCGTTTGCCCCACTGTCCAGCCAGTGGCGTGAAGAGATCGCCAAGGGTGGCGTGTACCGCGACATGGCTCTGGCCAAGGTAACGCTTGGCACAGCAACTCTGGCGACCTTTGGGTCACTGGCCGCTGAAGGGATGATTACTGGAAGTGGCCCTGTACGGAAAGAAGACCGTGACGCGCTGATCCGTGACGGGTGGCAGCCGTACTCCCTCAAAATTGGCGGCAAATATTACAGCTACAACGGCATGGATCCTATGTCTGGCTTTTTGGCAATTGCCGCAGACTACAGTGAATACGCTCAACGAGAGTCTGATGACAACAAAATTGCCGAGGTATTTTTAGGTGGAGCTTTTGGCCTTTACGAATACTTGGCAGAGCAACCTTATTTGCAGGGTCTTGCAGAAATTGCCAAAGTGCTTGGTATGGGCAAAACAGGTGCAGACGAAGATGAAAAAATTAAAAAAGGCATTGAACAAATAATTAAACAGGCCGGTAGTTTTGTTATTGGCGGCTCACCCGCTGGTGCTTATAGCTCAATGCTTGCTGGTTTTGAGCGGCTGTCTGACCCGACCAACCGGGACACCCGCGCCAGCCCCGAGCTGTCCATGGGCATGCGCGGCTTTGTTGAGGCGTTTAACAAGTACAAGTCGCGCATCCCGTACTTCAATGCAGACTTGCCAGAAGTGCTGAACCTGTGGGGCGATGCGACCAAGTCAGGCACGGGTGCAGTCTATGAGTTGGTGCTGCCAACTAGGGTCACATCCCAGCAGTTCTCGGAGGTGGATGACTTGCTGGTGCGGATGGGCTCACCCATTGGCATGCCCGACCGCAAGATCGAAGGTGTTGAGATAGATGCTGTGCAGTACAACCGGCTGCTGACCATTTACGGCAAGGAGCTGCCAAGCAAGGCTGAGATCTTGAACATCATGCAGACCCCAGGCTTTGACTTGCTGTCGCTGGATGATCAGCAAAAGACGGTGCAGAGAGTACATTCCAAATACATGAACGCAGCCAAAGACCAGCTCAAAATAGAAGAGCCCAGCCTACAGCCAAAAATTGATGAGCTTGAAGAGCTTAAAAAAGCCAACGGCCTCTATTACAAACCCAAGTAAACCCGTACAATTTCCATAAGCAAGGATTGAATCATGGCCATCCCAATCAGCAATGTAACCCGCCGAGCAGTCTACGCACCCAGTGGCACTGGTGGCGAGGGGCCGTATGCGTTCACTTTTGAGATCCTGGCCAACACCGACATTGCCGTGTTCAAGGACGATGTCCTGCTGACGCTGACCACCCACTACACAGTGGTCATCAACGCCAACGGTACCGGCTCGGTGACCATCACAGCCACCGGCTTGGCGCTGGCACCAACCTCGCCAACCCAGTACGCCATTGTCGGCAACCGCACTATTGCCAGGGCAACCGACTTCACAACCGGCGGCGACTTCTTTGCCAACACGCTTAATGATGAGCTGGATCAGCAGACTATCTTTGCCCAGCAAAATGCTGAGGGCTTGGTCAGGGCGCTGTCAGCTCCACAGACAGACCCGACCAACATCAACATGACCTTGCCGCTTGCATCACTGCGAGCCAACAAGACGCTGGGCTTTGATGCCAATGGCAACCCTGCACTGGGCGAAACCTTGGGCACCAACCGTGGCAACTGGGCTGCTAGCACTGTCTACTATGTGCGAGACATTGCAAAGGACACCACCACCAACAACATTTTCCAAGTCATCACGGCGCATACCTCAAGCGGGGCTTTGCCGATTACCACCAACGCTGACTCTGCAAAATGGACTCTGCTGGTTGATGCCGCATCAGCAACAACCTCGGCCACCAACGCAGCAGCCTCTGCCTCAGCAGCCAGCACATCAGCCAGCAACGCATCCACCTCGGCCAGCAATGCAAGCACCAGCGCAAGCAATGCGTCCAGCTCTGCCTCTGCCGCGAGTACAAGCGCCAGCAATGCAGCCACAGCACAGAGCGCTGCTGAAGCGGCACGCGACTCAGCCTTGGCTGCGTATGACAACTTTGATGATCGCTACCTTGGCCCCAAAGCAAGCGATCCAACGCTAGACAATGACGGCAACGCTTTGCTTGCTGGCTCCTTGTACTACAACACGACAGTGCCAGAGATGCGCTTGTACACAGGCTCTGCTTGGGTGGCCGCTTATGTGTCTGGTGCTGCGTATCTGCTCACTGCAAACAATCTGTCTGAGCTGACAGCGTCTGCTGCAACTGTCAGGACAAACCTTGGCCTTGTGATCGGCACCAATGTCCAGGCCTACGATGCCGACCTGACTACCTTGGGTGCCGGTGGCGCATCAGCCCGTACATTCTTGGGGTTGGCTATTGGCACGGATGTCCAAGCGTTTGACGCAGACACGGCCAAGACCGATGTGGCGCAGACATTCACAGCGCTCCAGACCTTTGCAGGCACTGCGTCAAATGCAGACTTGAAGACCTCCAACATTCTTGAGGTTGCAACTGTCTCTGCAACTGCGGCCACAGGCACAATTAACTTTGATGTCACAACCCAATCGGTTCTGTACTACACCACCAATGCCAGTGGCAACTTCACTGTGAACTTCAGGGGTTCAAGCGGTACATCACTGAACACCATCATGTCCACGGGCGAGTCTTTGTCTGCCACATTCCTGGTGACCAACGGCGCTACGGCCTACTACAACTCTGTTGTCCAAGTTGATGGCTCCACTGTCACGCCAAAATGGCAGGGTGGTTCTGCCCCGACAAGCGGCAATGCAAGCTCAATTGACAGCTACACCTATGTAATTATCAAAACAGGCAGTGCTGCGTTTACTGTGTTGGCCTCTGTAACCAAGTTCGCATAAGGACACGCAGATGCCCCGTCTATCAAAAATTGGAGCTGCTGCGCTTGCCGCCTTTGGGTGGACAGGATTGCAATCGGTTACTGCTAGTTACCTAATCGTAGCGGGTGGCGGTGGCGGAGGTGGTGGAAGTAGCACAAACGGCGGTGGCGGTGGTGGCGCAGGTGGTCTTTTAACAGGCACGGTGTCTTTAAACCCAACTTTGTCTTACACGGTTACTGTTGGTGCAGGCGGCTCTAATAACACCAATGGCGCAAACTCAACATTCAGTGGGTATGCCACATCCGCAGTAGGTGGCGGAAAAGGTGGATATGACTCTATTGCCGCAGGTTCTGGTGGTTCAGGCGGTGGCGGCGGTGGAACATCAGGTGCAATAGGCACAGCAACTTCAGGCCAAGGCAACAACGGCGGCACAGGTTCAACATCAGGCAACTGGGCTGGCGGTGGCGGTGGCGGTGCGGGTGCAGTAGGCGGAAGCACTGGAACGGGAACAGGCGCTGGCGGCGGCACGGGGGGAGCAGGAACTGCATCAAGCATTTCAGGCGCATCTGTTACTTATGCTGGCGGCGGTGGCGGCTCATCATATGACGGCGCGGTTGGTGCTGGTGGCTCTAGTATTGGCGGTAGCGGGGCTAAATTTACTCCTGCGGTTAACCCGACCAGCGCAACAGCAAGCACAGGCTCTGGTGGCGGCGGCTCTACAGGCACTGTTACTGCTGGTAATGGTGGTTCAGGTATCGTCATCATCTCCTACACAAGCGCAACACAATTATTCGGTGGTGGAACTGTTACCCAATCAGGCGGTAACTTCATTCACACATTCACATCTTCTGGCGCACTTAGCCCTTTGTCATCTGTAACTGCAAGTTACTTGGTAGTGGCTGGTGGTGGTGGCGGTGGTTCTGGTGGCGGTGGCGGCGGCGCGGGTGGTTTACTTGCTGGCTCTGGACTGAAGATTGACGCAAATTCTATTTACACAATTACAGTCGGTGGCGGTGGTACTTCAAGCACATATCCAAACTCAGGCGGTAAAGGTTCGGCCTCTGTTTTTAATGCAATCACCTCAACTGGAGGAGGGGGCGGCGAACACGGCGGCACTGTAGACAAAAATGGTGGTTCTGGCGGCGGCGGTTTTTACGGCGGTGCGGGTGGAACTGGTATATCTGGTCAAGGTAACAACGGCGGCGCTGGAAATAGCGATGGCAGTAATTACCCCGGTGGTGGAGGCGGTGGAGCGGGTGCAGTGGGCGGGAATGCAAGCGGAAGCACGGCAGGCAACGGCGGCAACGGTACAGCGTCCTCAATTTCAGGTTCTAGCGTCACTTACGCAGGCGGCGGCGGCGGTTCAGGTCGCAATTCTGGCACATCAACAGGCGGTACAGGTGGTGGCGGCGCTGGCAATGGCGCGGGAAGTGGCACAGCAGGAACTGCAAACCTTGGCGGCGGTGGCGGCGGCGGCGGTACGAGTGGCTCAAGTGGAACAGGCGGCTCTGGCGTAGTCATCATCTCTTACGCTGGATCACAAGTGTTTAGCGGCGGCACAGTCACTACTTCTGGTGGCAACACTATCCATACATTTACGACCAGCGGGTCTTTAGTCCCTCTTGTTTTTATTGAATATTTGGTAGTTGCAGGCGGCGGCGGTGGTGGCGGCAATAATAATGCTGGCGGTGGTGGTGCGGGTGGTTTTAGAACAGGCACAGGATTTGCTCTAACTTCAGGTACTTCATACACCATCACTGTTGGCGCGGGTGGAAGTGCGGGAGGAAATAACGGAAATGATTCTGTGTTCTCCACAATTACATCAACTGCTGGCGGCGGCGGTGGAAATGGTGGCGCTGCCTCGCCAAGTAATAATGGGAAAAGCGGTGGTTCTGGTGGCGGCGCTGGATTTGATTCGACAACTGTTGGCATAGGAAACACGCCTAGCACATCTCCATCACAAGGTAATAATGGTGGTTCGGGATTAAATACATCCCCTGAATTTGCGGCTGGCGGTGGCGGCGGTGCAGGAGAAGCAGGAAATACAGATGCACAAGGTGAGGGTGGTGATGGAACTGCATCATCAATTACGGGTTCATCTGTAACTTACGCTGGCGGTGGTGGTGGTGGAAATAATGAGAGAGTGGCTTCAGGCGGCGCTGGAGGTGGAGGTAATGGTGCTTACGCTAATATTTCTAATGCAACGGCTGGAACTGCCAATCGTGGTGGTGGCGGCGGTGGTCTTAGTGCAAATGTAACGGCTGCCGCAGGCGGTTCGGGCGTAGTCATCTTGTCTATTCCAACAACCAAATACTCTGGCACAACCACAGGCTCACCGACTGTCACAACAAGCGGCGCAAACACAATTCTGACTTACACATCATCTGGAACTTACACAGCTTAAAGGAAAACCATGTCACACTTTGCAAAAGTAGAAAACGGGATAGTCACTCAAGTAATCGTTGCCGAACAAGATGTCATTGACACTGGCATCTTTGGTCACGGCTGGGTGCAGACCTCATACAACACGCACGGCGGTGTTCACGCCAATGGCAACACGCCTCTGCGTAAGAACTACGCTGGGGTTGGTTACACCTACGACTCAGGCCGTGATGCGTTTATCCCACCCAAGCCTTACCCATCATGGACTATGAGCGAGGACACTTGCCTGTGGTCTGCACCAACACCAATGCCAACTGACGGCAAGCGTTACTCATGGAATGAGGCCACATTATCTTGGGTTGAAGTAAATGAACCAAATTGACGCAACAGATGCTAGGCTAGCTACGCATGAGGAAGTCTGTGCGCTGCGCTACGAGGCGATCCAGAAATCGTTTGAGTCAGGCAGCAAGCGCATGTCTCGCATTGAGTACATCTTGTACGCGCTGATTGCGGTCACGCTGCTTGGGCCAGGCTTTGCCGCTGAACTGCTCAAGAAAATACTGCTCTGATCATGGACGCGCTGCCGCCACCACCGCCAGCAGCGCAGTCGCCTGCCCTTGAGTGCATCAAGTGGACATGGACACCTGACCGGCTGCTGGTCTGGTGCCTTCAGTGGAGGAAGAAAAAATGATCGATCCTCTAACAGCCCTCGCTGGTATCCAGGCAGCAGTCGCCCTGATCAAGAAGGTCAGCAAGACTGTTGACGATGTGAGCTCGCTTGGCCCTGTGCTTGGCAAGTACTTCGATGCAAAGTCCACGGCCAGCAAGGCGGCGGTTGCCGCCAAGAAGTCAAAGTCCAGCATGGGCACGGCCATCCAGATTGAGATGGCACTTGACCAGGCCAAGCGCTTTGAGGACGAGTTGCAACTGCTGTTCATGCAGAGCGGCAAGATCGATGTCTGGAACAAGATCAAGTCCAGAGCAGCGGCCATGGATGTGGAGTCTGCCCATGACGCTCGGCGTGAGCGCGAGGCTGCTGAAAAGCGCAAGAAAGAAATAGACGAGGTCATTGAGTTGGCCTTGCTGGCGCTTGTCTTTTTCAGCTTGGTCGGGGTGATCTTGTATTTCAGCTTTGGCATCATGGAGCAGCGCGGGTGAGTTATGGCAGACGAGCGCCTTGCCCTAATTGACAAGGTGCTGGCCTATGTCAGCAGCCCCTTCCGTCTGTTTGCCATGGTGCTCATGGCCGTGCTCACCTTTGCTGGGTACTTTGTCTACGCAAACCAAGACCTGTTGATCGGTGCCTACAAAGAGTCCAAGAAGATCCCGAGCATTGCAGAGGACAGGGTGGAGGACGCAGCCGCGCACCTGTTCAAGCAGTCTGGTGCGCTGGTGGTGGCCGTGTTCAAGGTCAACAGCATGTTTGGCACTCGGGTTCTGTACCGTGCCTATGGCAAGAACGGCAGAGACAAAACGAATGATGGGCTGGATGTCGGCCTGTTCACCCAGAACGCAGCCAACAATGCCGATGTGGTCAAGCTGATGGCCAGCGAGATCCCATGCGGTGAGTACAAGTCAGCTCAATCAGAGATGGGCTTGTGGTACATCGCAAGAGGTGTCGCGTACACATGCCGTATCAGCGTGCCACCGGAGCCGGGGCGCTTTGTCGGACAGATCACAGTCGGCTGGGCTACGCAGCCAGAAGACCTTGATCAAGCAAAGGCAATGCTGCAAATTGCCGCAACCATGTTATCCAGGAGTAAGCAATGATTGGACTCGATGCACTGTTAAGCGTGGGCGGCAAGCTCATTGACAAACTGATCCCTGACCCAGAGGCCAAGGCCAAAGCCCAGCTTGACCTGGCCAAGATGGCGCAGGATGGCGAGCTGGCCAAGCTGGCCAACGATACCGAGCTGTACAAGGCCGAGCAAAACAACCTAAGTGCCCGGCATACTGCTGACATGGCCTCGGACTCTTGGCTGTCCAAAAACATCAGGCCCATGACACTGGTCGCCATCTTCATTGGCTACTTTGTATTTGCCATGATGTCTGCCTTCAAGCTGGATGCCAACGAGGTCTATGTCACCCTGCTTGGCCAGTGGGGTATGCTGGTGATGAGCTTTTACTTTGGTGGCCGCACGCTGGAAAAAATCATGGACATGAAGGCTAAAAAATGAACCTCACAGAACACTTCACGCTGGAAGAGCTGACAGCCACCAGCCACCGCCAGTTTGACAACACCCCGAATGATGCAGAGATGGCCAACCTGGTGCTGCTTGCAGAATTTTTGGAGCAAGTAAAGGCTGCGCTTGATGGCAAGCCCGTGATGATCAACAGTGCCTTCCGGTCAAAGCAAGTCAACGACAGCGTGGGCAGCAAGGACACCAGCCAGCACCGCACCGGCTGCGCTGCTGACTTCAAGGTGCCGGGCATGACACCGGACGCTGTGGTCAGGGCGATCATTGCGGCTGGCCTGCCCTACGACCAGATCATCCGTGAGTTTGATGCCTGGACGCACATCAGCATCAGCGAAAAGCCACGCCGCCAAGCGCTGATCATTGACAAGCAGGGCACCCGGCCCTTTGCGTAAGCTGGGCGCTGCTGGCACCATGACCAGCAGCACCCGCGCCTAGTTACTGAGCTGCACCCAGCGCACCCAGCCGCTTGCTGTAGGCAGCGGTATGCCTGATGCGAGCGATCATCTCAACCTTGCCGATGGTGGGCTCATTGAGCTCACGCAGCTCACGCAGCTTGGTCATACGCTCCCGCGCTGGCACCTTGGTGGCCATGGCAGTCTTCTCAGCAACCGCCTCATAGGCATCCTGCCACTCTTCCAGCGTGCCGTGCATTGAGTGCGGCTTGTCCTTGCCGGGCAGCAGGACAGCAAACAGCTCGCCTGTGGGTGCCTGCTCGGTCACCTCGGGGATGTTCAACACTTCAAAGCGCTCAACCATTTTGTCTGCAAAAGCGCTGGCCTCGCTGAGTGCCTTGAGCACAAAGTCTGATTCACCACTGTCAGCCTTGGCCTGGGCGACCAGCTCATTGACCGTGTCGGCCTCCTGATCGTGGGCAAACACTGACTCGATCACCGCCGGGTTGCTGGTCTGCTCAATCATGGGTGTTGGCGCGATCATGTCCAGCGGATTAGCCGGTTTAGCCACCTGTCGGGGTTTGGTTTCTTCCTGATAGTCCTGCGCCTCCTCGGCGGTGATCATGCCCTTGAGCACATCAGGAAAGGCATCCCTGAGCGCAAAGCCGCGAGCTCGCATTTGCATCATGCGTTTTGGGTATGCCGTCCATGGCCCCTGCTTGGCCCACAGGCCAGCACGCTTGGCATCCTCCACTGAGAACTTGGCGGTCACTGGCGTGCGACCCTTGCGCTTGGCCACGCAGACGGCCACCGGGTTGGGCGTGCCCTCACCCTCAAAGAACTCCTCAATATCCTCACAGACAGGGCTGGCCTGCACCAGCGCCATGAGTGCGTCACCATAGACCGAGGGCTTGCCATTGATGACAGCGATATTCTGGAGTGCTTGCATGGGTGCCAGCCCCATCTCCATGCCCCACTGGACACAGACCAGGATGTCTTGAGGCTTGCCCTGGTAGGCACGGGGCACCATGCTGGAGTTGGCCAGCATGTCTGAGAAGGTCATGGCCTCGGTGAGGGTGGTGGGGGCAAAGCCCCTGTTAGTGGTTGTCAGTTGCATTTGTTTCTTTCAAGTAGGTTTTCATGGTGGTAAAAATTAGGTTTGTCATGGCATCGACAAAGGCCTCGGCCTCATCTTCAGTGCAGTCGGTTGCATCAAGCATGGCCACAACAGCCTTCTCATAGGCATGCCAGATGGCTGGCTTGTCGGGTAGGTTCATGTCTGCCATTCCTTGATTGACAGGGTTGATTGGCGCACGCTGTACGCCTTCTTGGCTGGCACCAGCCGCTCGGGCGCATCCTTGTAATTGCGCATTGGCCAGTTGATGATGTACTGGCCAGCCCGGCCACGCTCGGCTTGGCCAAGCTCCTGCTTGATCAGTTTCTCAGCCTCATCAATGCTGGCCTCGGCTGCGCGGATCGCGGCCTTGTTCTCAATGATGCCCTTGGCCAGGTCGCCTACGCTGGGAGGCAGTTGGATCTCTTCCCTGTCAGCGGCCATGGGGTAGATCCGGTCGAGCTCTTTGCTGCTCTCTGGCGGGTACCAATCTATGGCTCCAGTTTTTTGGTAGGTTTTTAGCTTTTGCTCAAAGGCCAGCACCGCCTTGACGATCTCTTTCTGGGTGTCGTAGTGCGGTGCGAACAGGAACACGCGCAGCTCGATGCCCTGATACAGCACGGCAACAGCGCCCCACTTGTGCCCCGTCACCAGCATCTGGCCTTGTAACTGAATCGGGCCACGCGCCAGGTGCGGCACTTCCTCGGGCATGGTCTTGGTCAGCTTTGCCTCCAGCACGCCGGGCCCGTCAAGCACGATTGAGTCTTGGCCAACCACAAAGATCCCTTTGTCTGGGTCTGGAAAGATCTCCTGCCCGGTGCCGTGGCCAACGCCATCCAGGCTGCACGACAGCGGAATGCTGCTGTGCGTGTAGGCCTGGCCAATCTGGGTGTCGTAGTCGGTGATGCCCAGCCGCATGGCTGCTTGCTGCAAGATCACCGGCTCAAGCGTATTGCCCCAGCCCATGGCCTCATTGCCAATGTCTGGCCGCTCCTTGCCATCGATGGCATTGATGCTGTATTGCAGCTCATCATTCGGGGTGCTGTACCGGCTGAACCCGAGCAAGCCGGGCAACCGGCTGGCGCTCATTTGTTTGTCATCTGTTAATTTGCCTGCCATTTTTTACTCCTGTAATTTGTAAACACGCACCACCCTGGCATGCGCTTGGGGATGGACGGCCTCTGTGTAGCCGACCGACTTGAACTGCTTGGTGCGAAAGACCGCGCCCAAGACAGATGGATGGACACCCGGCGGCACCTCGATGATGGAGCGGATGTCGTTGATTGAGACCTCACCGCGCTGGGTGCAGACCAGCACGGCCAGCGCCCGGCAGCGCTCAAGAAACTGATGGTCTTGCTGCTCAAAGATGTCGAGCTGGCGCTCGCGCATGGCACGGCCAGCGGTGAGATCAGCTTTCACG